AAGGCCATGACCACCACGAGGATTGCCACTCCCCAAGGTGCCTGTAGTACTAACTCTGTTAACACATTTTCCATTATTGTACAATCGCTGTCTTGGGATCGTATCCCGAGTAATCAACCGGTGCGAACAACGGCGCAAGCCTATGTTCAATGAACCTGAACTGGTCGTAGTAGAAGTCCGCCGCACCCTTAGCCGGTGCGTCTGGGTACATCCTATTGTATGAGTCCGCTCGATCCGACGCCTCCAATGCGGTGAAGCCTACGTTAGCAATCAGTGTAAAGGGCAAAAGGTTTTGATAGGGAATCATTGCCATGAAGTCTTTTGTTGCCGCCGCTGTCAGTGGCTCCTCACCCCGGGCTATACCTATGGTAGAGGTGGCTACGTCGAACATGGTCTGCAACTTACCGAGTGACGGGCCGACCAGCATCTCTGCAACCGGACGAGACTGCGCCCTACCCAACTTCTCCTCACTGTTTGTTAGCACACTGATAGGGTCGTAACCCAACTTGGACATGAGGTTCATGGGTTCAGTCATGATCCCCAGGATTCCAGATCTGTCCACTGCGTTCACAGTCAAGGCGACAATGTTGTTGTAGTAGTCCTCCTTGGTTGAACCCTCAGGCTTACCGCCTGTCAGTGTCAGGTGAGGGAAGGGATCTTGCCCTTTTATCTGAGCCTTTGCCGCAGTCACGATAGCGCCGGCAACCAACAAGCCCCCGCCTGTCATGAG